TTACCATTCAAGCAAGGTATAGGAAATGGTGGCACCCTTGGGTTCCATGGCCCTCGTGTCGAAGTGCACCAGTCCCTCCCACCTTCCAGCCTGGTAGCCGGTGGACAGGAAGGCGTGGTTATCCAGGTACGTCATTCCTGCTTTTACCTTGTGGGCCTTTCGGAGACTTATTCTGTACACGTCTACTTTCTGCTTATCCGTGTTCGGCGTGACGATGGTGCGGTCAGATTTCTGCAGTACGCCTGCGGGAGCCTCCGGAGATTTTTCCTCTATTTGCTTTGCCACCTTCTCGGCGGCTTTTTCGACGGTCGGAGACTGCACATAGTAAGTTATTGCCGGAACCACTCCGCCGGAACGCTCAATCTCCCTCACGATGGTCTGTGCAGCTGGAGTGGTGACGTGGATCTCTTTGGCCACCTTGGCCGGATCATGCACTTCCTCCGTGGTCATTACCTTCGGCTTCTCATCCTGGTATTTCTCATAGAAGTATCGCCCCGTGAAGTAGAGAGAAACCAGAAAAGCCGTGAGGAGGATGGGGATAATCCAGCTCTTGGCCGTATCGGATAATTTGAAATCAGGCATTCTTTAGCCTCCTACATTCAAGAATAGAAAGGAAATGAAAACGATGAAACTCCCAAACGGCTACGGAACGGTGTACAAGCTGACGGGAAATAGGCGGCGGCCGTGGGTGGTCAAAAAGACGATTGACGGCCGCCAGAAGCCACTTGGCTACTTTACAACCAGAGAGGAAGCATTCGCTTTTCTCGTTAGTGTGAACCGCATGACGCCGGAAAAAGAAATCACATTCTCTGCGCTCTACAATGCGTGGAAGGCCCGCCACTTTGAAACCATCGGAGCCTCTTCCCGCTCTGCCTATGAAATCAGCTATAAACATCTTTCTCCCCTCCACTCTTTGCCCTTTGCCCGTCTGACCTATCAGCAGATTCAGTCTGCCCTTGATTCGATTGAGGCAGGATACTGCACGAAAAAGAAATGCCGTGTGCTATTGAGCCAGCTCTTTCAGTACGCCATGAAGAACGGCATTGTGGAAACTGACCTCAGCCGCTTTCTTGAACTTCCGAAGCACCTGCCCGTATACATCAAAAGGCCGTTCACCGCAAGACAGATAGGGAAGCTATGGAAATCAGCCGAAGAGGTGAAGGGAGTAAAAGACGTGCTCATACTCATTTACACCGGGATGAGAGCCGGAGAGTACATCGGCCTATCTGCAGGCGATGTGAACCTCCGCCAGCAGTACATCAACATCAAGAAAAGCAAAACTCTGGCAGGGATAAGAAAAATCCACATCCATCGGAAAATTCTTCCCATTCTCATGGAGAGGAAGGCGGAAGGGATTATATGCCCATGCGGGAACTATGAATCCTTCCGCCGCCTCTTTGACCACGCCATGAGAGAAATGAAAATGCACCACACACCCCATGAGTGCCGCCATACACTGGCCACCATGCTCGACAGGGCAGGAGCCAATGAGACAGCCGTCAAGATGATTCTCGGACACGCCCGCACGGGTGTGACCAAAGGCGTATACACCCACAAAACCTTGGCAGATTTGAAGAAAGCCATAAATAAAGTGTGAGTAACGTGTGCTTAACCGTTGAAATTGAAAGCGGGGTGGCGCAGACGCTATGGGAATCCGCATGTGCTTGACTTGTGAGTGACATGTGACATGGAGAGTACAAATTTTGTACTCTTCTGCCAACTTTTGCCACCATGGAGGGCTTGACTTTTGACCGAAGGGGAATTGGCAAAAGTGACGGGTACTGTTGGTTCGCTTATACACTGGGGAAGCAAGAATTCGCAAAGTGGTTGCCTGTCAATTACTGATGGCACTAGTAAATTTCCATCAAGTGCTACAGAAAACTGCTTCAACGCTACCATAAATATTTCCTTTGGCAAGAATCAGCCGCACAATAACTTGCCACCGCTTTACGGCGTTTACCGCTTCCGTAGGACTACTTGATTCTACGGAAACGATATACGGCATAAAGTGGCTGAATGTTGTTGTGCGGGTTATTTCCACCCACGTTACTCGTATAGATGTCGTACTCATAGCTACCTTCCCATTGCGTTAAGTACAAGAATTTATTGGTCACGGTAGACTTACTTCCGTTCCCTTTCCCTTTACCAACATAATGGGAGTGCCTAGCCAATTCTCCTTCGGTCACCAACTCAACTCCGAAGGGGAATTAGCACATATTACTGGCTCGGTATGGAATATGGCTGTACAGGACAAGGAAAACGGCCCAACGGTTTCTGGGGTGTTTTCAACGCCGCACCATATAGAGGGCGTTGGATATGCAACCGAGGGCAAAAGTAACGCAAATGACGGGTTTGATATGAACTTTGGACAGAATCAGCCACACAACACAATCCAACCCGTTTATGCCGTGTACCGCTTCAAAAGAGTCAACTAACACGCTTAAAACGGTATACAGCGTATACAGGAGCAATGTTATTACTCAGTTGCCCTTTACCAAACGCAATATGGTATCCGAAGCCGTCGTAAGTCATTGAACCGTGCCCTCCGTCTGCATGACCCTTCCTCGGGCTAACAATGCCTTTGCAAGTCAAATTAAAATTTTCAGGAACTCCGCCGTCCCAATCACCGGTTAATTTAGGTAATTCCCCTTCGGTGATTTGGTGCTTTGCCTCGCCCCTTGTCTTCGTACCATTTACTGTAAATTCACTGCTCCCCGCAGTGAACACGTAGGTGTCTGTCACATTGGTTCCATTGACGTTATGCGTTTCGGTGTAAGTTCCGGCGGATATAGTGGTCAAACCTGCGGGCAGCAATTCCCATGTGCCACCGATATATGTGGATGGATTAGCACTGTTAGTTGTTTCCAGAACGGTCCCGACGGGAAACAGGGCAAGCATAGCGGTTTTCATTTCTGATTTAATGGCGGCATGGAGTGCGTTGATGGCACTATCGACATACGCCTTATTCGGGAGCTCCGCACCATCGTTCGGCGTCTTGCCATATAGTATGGGACCCGTAATGGTTCCCCCAGATTTATCCAGCTTCTTCCCAATCTGGGATGCCACGGTGGCGGAGAAGTTTGTGTCATTGCCAAGCGCCGCAGAAAGTTCCTGCAGGGTGTCAAGCGTTGACGGAGCACTCCCAACAAGATTAGCGATGGCCGTTTTCACAAAGGCCGTATTTGCAACGGTTTTGGAGTTGTTATCTGCGTTGGCAGTGGGGACGGACGTGGAGCCCGTGACGGTGAGAGATGTGGCGTTGGCCGTGGCCATGGTTACCTCTCCGGTGAATGTCTTATCCGCTGTAATAGTCTGCGTGGTGTTGGTGGTCAGCAGATTCGTGGGTTTTCCTTTGATATAGCTCTGCAGAGTGTTGTCGGTTTCGCTCCAGTCCGCCTGCTGTGTCCTTGCGGAGGCCGCCGCGGCGCTGGCCGACTTGGCAGCATTCGTTTCACTTGCCTTTGCATTGGTTTCAGATGCTTTAGCCGCACTCTGGGAAGAGGCCGCCGCAGACGCGGAGGATGCCGCCGCGCTGGCAGATGATGCGGCGGCACTCTTACTGGATGAAGCATTAGTTTCCGAAGCCTTGGCGTTGGTCTCGCTCGTCTTGGCCGCCGAAGCGGAGGCGGCGGCGGCAGAGGCGCTGGATGCCGCCGCGCTTTCACTTCCAGCTGCCGCAGACTGGGAAGACGCCGCAGCATCGGCGCTTTCTTTTGCACTTTCAGCGTATCCCATGCAGTCCTGCAGGGGATGAAGGCCTGTGGAAATCCTCCGCCCCGAATCCATTTCAAGCACCATGGTGCCGTCCGGGTTGCAGTACGCAGAGGCGATGGTTTCGCCGGTGTCTCCCTTGTCCCCCTTATCGCCTTTATCTCCCTTGAGCAGGAGATCCATCTCCGCCGTCATTCTGGCGTCGGCCTTCAGCTTTGCGGATAGTGTCTGCTTCGATGCCAGTTTCACCTTCATGGTGGCCATAGAAAAAGTTTTCTCAGTCATCTCTGGTCACGTCTCCCTTCACGATGAACTTAGAGGCGCCGATTGTATGCACCTGTTCGCCGCTCCGGATTTCAATGTCATAGACATAAGTGCCGGCCGGAATGTCCTTGGTGTCGTCATGTGAGAAGAAGAAACGGCCGTTATCGTCAGCCTGCTTCTGCAGAAGGTAGGCCTCATCATCCATGTCGGCCTTCACGGAGAGCACCGCAGTATAGGTGCCTTTCTCCATGGGTTTCCCGTCAAGGGCGGGTTCCAGCTGGAGCATGCCAGTATCTCCTCTAGTGATGTTGATGCTGTCGCCAATTAGCTTAAACATTGTCAAAACCTCCCATCACCATGTTGGCATCGAACTCGTGGCCATTAATGTTTTCCGTGAAAGTGTACTGCCACAGCATGCAGTCATGGTCCGGATAGGATGCCCCCGGCTGGGCAAGCCAAAGGCCGGCGCCTCCGGTCTGGTCCATGTCAATGACACGCTCTGCCCAGTCGCAGTTCATGTACACGCCTGCCGGCATGAACCCTGCATCCCACAGCCGATTGACTGTGGCCGTGGCCATGTTGGTCACGAGCTGATGGTCTGCGTACACATCAAGGCCATGGTTACGGCGCCAGCCGTCGGCGTCCTCTTCGTCAATCCACACACCCATTGGAAGCTTCTCTGCAGTAAGCCCGCAGTCCTGCAGGGCCTGCACCAGGAAATCGGCCTCATAGTCCGCATCTTCCTGGGTGAGGGCGTAGGAGTAGAAATATACCCCGACTTTCAGGCCTGCCGCAATGGCCCCGTTGATGTTCTCGTAGAAATTTTCGTCCATATGGCCATGGCCATAGCCCAGCCGCACCATGGCGAACTCGAAGCCTGCCGCCGCCACGTCGGACCAGTTCACCCGGCCATTGTTTTCAGAAACGTCTACACCCTTCATGATTCTTCCTCCTATTCATTGGAAACCTTGGAAAGGCCCAGGGCCCTTCTGGCAATGTTCGTCTGCTGCATCTTGATGCGGTCAATCCGCTCCCGCTTCTGGGCGCTGTTGAGCTGTTTAGATTCCATAACCTTTCTTTCCGCGCGGTAAGTGTTGTTCATGGCATCCATGGCGGCTTTGTATTTCATGTACTTGGCGCCGTCGTACCCTTCCGGCTTCTTCTTCGTCATCTTGAACTCGTTGTACAGCTTTTCCTGCTGGCTGAAATCGTCGCGAAGGCGCTGCACACTGTCCGAAGAAGCATAGGGCGTAGCCGTGAAGCCCCTCACGCCCGGCATCTCACTGGCCCTCTTGGCTGGGCGTGTTTCGGAAAGTCCTGCCGCCTGGTCAATAAGGCTGTTACCCAGCGCCGCCAGGTTGCCGCCAACGTCCTGGATGGTGTTGTCAATCTTCCTGGGAGACAGGTTGAAAGCATTCCCCACCTTGCGGGCCAGATAAGAAGTGTACGGTCCATACTGCTGGCGGTCCGGAAGTTTCGACTGAGAGAGGGGAACAATATTGCGGCCCATGAAGAATGAATAATTTGACATCCATTCAGCGAGCGGAAGGAAGCCGGTAGGGATAATGTTCGGAAGCAGATTGCTGGTGATCGATTCGCCCAGGCCTTTGAACCCCGGGCCGTTCCTTCCCTTTTCCTTGTCGTACATGTATTGCATCACTCTTTCCGGCACGGTGCCGAAGAGAATCCCCAGTTCGAAGGGCTTTGGAATTTTGTACAGCGTGTCCTTCCCGGGAATCACCCAGAAAATATCCTTCTGCCACTGCGGGAGCTCCTGGTAGCGCGGATCATCCTTGTTGAGATACCAGAGCAATAACGAAGGCACTGTAATGCCGATGAATGTTTTCGCCAGCATCTGCCCCGGGTGCTCTTTGAACTCCCTCACCATCTTGTCCGTGCCCTGGATGGCCGCATTGAAGAAGGCTATGGTCTGGTTAAGGCTCTGGGTACTCTTGCCGTGACGGCCAAAGTCCAGCGTCACATCTCTGGACTCAATGCCCGCTTCCACGTTTGAGAGAGGTTTTCTCTCTTTCCCGAAGAGCCTGTTCCCCATGCCGGTATAGCCCTTCTTCGCAAGGTCAAACTCCGCCAGCCTTGTGGCCATTTCTGTCGCTTCGGAGAAGGCCCGGAGTGCTTCAATGGGATTCGCGCACATGGAAAGGACACTCTTCTTTTTCAAAAGGTCCCTCATCTGACCGTGGAGGTAGTCCCGGTCAAGGGATACCATAGCCGACTGGGCAGCTCCACTGTTCATGTAGTCCCAGTACTCCTTCCCTTTCTTGAGGTAGAGCGCCAGCCCCCGCATGGTGTCCCAAACCGGGATAAATCCATGCTTGGAATAGAGGGAGGCGGAAATCATGTCTCGCACGGGGTTTCTGAGGATGAACTCCGGAGACAGGGTAGCCCCGCTTCTGAGGAAACCTGCAGGAACACGGAGGATCTTCACCCACATGCTCATTCCTTCCTCGTTGGTCATCTTGAGTGCCTTCAGCAGCTCCGGAGAAGTAGCATAGGTCTTTTTCTTTCCGCCTTCCCAGACATAGAAAGTGCTGTCCGTGGCTCTTGGTGTGCCCTTCACCTCTTCGCAGAGGTCGCCCATGCCCTTAATCTTCGAGAGCTGGACGAAGGAACGGCCCACCTTGTTGCGCTCAATGGCGCTTGTGATTTTGAACGTATTGGCGATGACATTTTCCAGCGGGTCCTGGATGTCCCTTGTGGAGCCCTTGAACCTCTCAATGGTGTTCCCCACATTCACGAATTTCTTCCCGCCCACGCTCGGCGCATCGATGCCGTCCACGATGCGCTGGAAGGGAACGTAGTGCGGCCACCTTTTCCTCATGTCCGCCGCCGCTTTGGCGGAGAGCATGCCTTCCTTCACCAGCTCATCAATCAGGTGCTGTTGGAAGCGGTAGAGATTTTTCGCCGCCTCCACGAATTCCGGATGCTTCTTCGCCAGCTCGCGGATGGTCATGCCTGCATCAATGGGGTCCATGGTCGCCTTCAGTGCAGAGCCCTCTTCCCCCTTCTTCAGCTTGCTGTTGAAGTCGTAGATGTCTTTTTCACGGAGGGCCACCAGGAAGGCGGAGAAATCTTTCAGGTTCTTCTTCCCTACGGAGTGGAAAATATCCTTCAGCGCAGGGATTCCCCTTTCGGGATCTCCGTGCTGAAGAAGTGTAATGGCCTTTCCTGCCCATCCTCTGGCCGCCCAGGCATTAAGGAATGGATTGGCGGAGAAGGGCAGTTTTCTGCCGATTCTCTTCTCTACAGCCGCCACCACGTCAGCCAGCGGGTGAAGCTCATCCACGGCTTCCGTATAAAGGCGGCTCCATGCCTTCTTTCCGGCTTCTCCAAAGGTGCCATCCTGCAGCATGTTCTTCAGCCCCTGGAAGCCGGTGGAATCGGAGGCAAAGGAAATATGGCCTTTCACCCTCGCCACGGCGCCCTGGTGGTTCCACTGGTACATGACTTTGGTCAATTTGTTCGTCGCCCCTGTCAGCTTCGGGTCCTGGTGCAGTTTCTTTTCAAAGTAGTTGTAGAACTCCGGCGCATTCCTTCTAGCCTGGGCGCGGTCTGTCACATAGTCATGGAAGAATTCAGCGAAGCCCTCCGCCAGCCTTCCGGACATGTCCAGGTCAGAATATCCGCCCTTCCCAAAGCGGTCATCCACAAGATGCAGGAGCTCCCCGGCGTACTCCGGCGCCTCAGAGAAGTGGAACCGCTCATCCAGGAAATGACCCAGTTCATGGGCGATAACCCTGGGCTCCGCGAAATTCTGCGTACGGATGACATGGGAAAGCGTGTTGAACTGTCCCCGTGCGCCCTTCTCCGTGCGCCCGTAGCGGACGGTCGCATTGAAAAGCCGGTTCACGTAGTCTACAATGCCCTGCCTGGTTACCGGAACGCCGGTATCTTCATGAGCGGTGTAGTCCACGTCATTCCTCATACTGCGGATGGTATCCATGCGCTGGATAGTCTGGGCATTGCCTTCTCCGGTCACGTCATGCCCGCGGGGGACGTCATTCCGGATAGCTTCCCCTTTTAATCTGGGGGAAAGGTCTGCCTGGCGGAGTGGCTGAGAGGTGTCTCTCATAGCCTGAATATTTCCGCGGGAAGTGCGGGAAACTTTTACCGGCGCATACTGGCCTTCCGATTCATCAATCCATGCGACATCAGTAAGGCGGATTTTCTTAGAGTAAACTCGCCCGCCGCCGGAATAATCCCTTGCGTTCATGTAGGACGGGGTAACGAAAATACCGTTCTTTATTGGGTGAGAGCTATAAACGGTTACTTTTCCGGATTTTAATGCTTCATCCATCATATCAAGCGTAAAATCCGGGTACATGGCCTCTCCATTGTCATAAGCCTCTTTGAAAACCTCTTCAGCCGTGTGAATATCTTTAGTTGAACGTATCCATAAATGAACATCATCATTTGCAGGATTGTTTTTCAAGATAAGGTCAAGCTGTTTCGCTTTGCGGTCTTGCACCGGGTCGTAATCATCCCTCATGGCCTGCACCCTGTCGGAAGGAGCAGGCTCATCGAAATTGAGGTTCCCGCCCCTGTCGCCGGTCTCAATGACGCCATCCCCGCCTCCGGAGGAGCGGGAGCCCTCTCCGTCATCCATGGCAGCGCTCTGCCGCCTGCCGCCCTGGTCGTACACCCTTCTGGCCTCGCTCATGCGTCGGGCGTCATTAGCCTGGGCGGGGTCCGGCCTTTCATAGTCCTCCCGGATAATCCGGGCCGCTTCCTCCGGCGTGAGGTCGTCGCCCCTCTCCCGCATCCGGCGGAGGGCGTCGGGTTCCGTGGTCTTCATTTCCTCCACGGAGTAGTCCACCTGCGCCCTCCAGTCGGAAGGATCTCTACCGTTGTCATCGCACCATTTTTCAAAGCGCGCGTATCGGTCGCCGTCCCACTGGATAAGGCCCTTTGTCCCGTATCCGTCGCCGGATACGGCGCCGGTGTCAAAGCTGCTTTCCTGGGCAATGTTTCCCGTCATACCTGCCGCCTCGGCATCAGTAAGGCCGTCCTGCCGGTAGCGGTTGTACACGTCCGTGGCCATGTCGCCGGTTTCGTCGTACATGCTGCCGGTATCATCAGCCATGTCGGAGGCGTCCCTCATGCCGTCATCGAATCCATAGCCCCTGTCATCGGCCATATCGGCCACGCTGCGGCCGCTTCCCTGCCAGTCTCTGGGGACAGTGACGTGGAAATTCTCGCCACGGGCATAGGCCTCATTACCGCTGCCGTTGTACTCATCGAAGGGAGTGAGGCCCATATCACTGGCCATGCGCCCGAACTCATCACGGAGCGGGCGCCCTGCTTCGCCTTCAAAAGCGTCAGAAACGAAATCAACGGCCTCGCCCACATCGTGATGGGAGGTTCCGTCTCCGGAGCGCTTGCCGCTTGTCATGGTGACAGGCGCCTCCGGGTGGGCCTGGTTCCATCTGGTCACCAGCTCATTGGCCGCCGCCTTGGTGGAATCATTCATCCCTGCCCAGTCCGCATCCCCTGCCACATTGAACATGGGGGCGGAAACGTCAGCAGGAGGAGCGTCATAGGATGCGGCATTATCCGCCGATGCTCTGGAAAGGTCGTCAAAACCTGTCGAACCGCCCTGAGAAGCCGGCTCAACGTCCCTAAAGGGGTCGTATACGTCACTTCTCATCGCTTTGGTTCCTTCACCGCTTCCTGCCAGGTCGTCGAATCCTGTTTCCCCGGCGCCGGAAAGGTCATCCCCCCGGATGCCTCTCACTCTGTCTGCAGCCGAATCAATACGTGTTTTCACTGCATCCTTCACTCTGCGGGGAGCCAGCTTGGCACCGCCTTCCACCATGGAAGCCGGGAGGAAAACCTTGTCCCACACGCTGAGGGGGTTGTCCACGATTTCCTGCACGTACTTCTCGGGCTGTGTCACCGCCTCTTTGATAGGGTCAATGACGGGGTCCAGAAGTGTCTGCTTGGCAGTCGATGCCACCGGCGTGCCGTCATCATTGGCCACATTCTGGTCATAGGCGTTCACGGTGCCGTTCACTATGGTGGGTGCCGCCAGAAGGCCAGCCGCCCCGCGTACCGGCGCCGGCACGAAGGGAGTAATGGCCACATAACCGGCAGGCGTCCCCACTGCCGCATCATAGAGGCCTGCCTTGGCGGTGTCATAGTTCTGTCCTTCGAATCCGCTGGTCGGGTCTTCATCGTTGATCTCTTCCCCTCCTGCTCTGGCTTCGTAAGCACGGGTGGCCGCCTTGCTGACTTCATCGCCATAGTTCTGGGCCGCCTGCTCCACCTTCCCGATGTAGTTCGGGAGGGCGTTTTCAATGTTCGTAGTGGTTCTGTCGGCCTGTTCATAGACTTTCTGACCGAAGGCTTTCAGCTTATCTGTAAAGGATGTCTCTTCCGGAGGCTTATAAGCCTGGATATCTCCAAAGGGGTCATAAAGGCCGGAATCGCTTCCTGCATTGTTTTCCTGATTATCAGCAGGTTCTATCCCTTCGAATGGGTCGTACATAACTGACTTCCTCCTTCCCTATTTAATCTATTGGTCATCCGGCACCCAGCTGTCGTAGTTATACCAGCCGTGGCTGTGCAGGAGATTGATGGTAGCATCATGGCCATTGTGGTAGAAACTGTCCATGATGGCTTTGCTCATTTTGTCCTCATCGGCCGCATATCCTTTATTGGGAGCGGTGACGGAAGATCCGCCGCCAGTGGGGAGGGAACTCATCAGCGGCCCGTAGTAAGGGCTTGCCGATTCGTCCTGGTCCGGATTGTTCTTCATCCAGGCCATGTGCAGCTGGCGGAGGGTGGAAATATACTGAGAGCTGAGCCCACTGGTGCCAGTGCTTCCACCGCCACCGGAAGGATGGGTCATGCTGTAATTGTTCATGGCGATGTTGGAATTGACCATCCTATCCTGCGCATTAGCCCTCTGCTGATCGATTTCAATTTTCTTCATGGCCGCCGGATCGGTAATAAACCTCTTGGCTTTCACGTCCCAGAATCCGGCAGTGGTCTTTATGTATTGGTCTCTCGGGTCGGAGAAGTCTCCTGCGTCGGAGACGGCTCCGTTTTCTTCGTTAATGCGCACAATGTGTCCGTTTTGGCCGTTCATATATTTATAATCAGGCTTGGTCAGCTTAGAAATGTTGTTCAGACTGTTCAGGTCAAGGTACTGGTCCCGGGCTCCCACAGCGGCCGCCGCCTCGTTATAGAGGTTAATTTTTGGGATCAGGCCCGGCAGCTTATAAGAGTGATAGGTGTCAACCACCGTGTTCCCGTCTTTGTCCTTGGTGAAAATGAGCTCATTCAAAATCTGCTCTTTCATCGGATTCAAAACCTTGGAAATGTAATCGGACCGCTGGGCATTGTAGGCGCTGTCTTCATCCTGCTTTACCCTGTCCAACGTCATGGCTCTAGCCTCTTCGGGGGAATACCCGGCCTTGACTGTGGAAACGTAAAGGTCCCTGTAGACGGAGCCATTATCCGCCATGTTCTTCTGGCGGATAGCCTGCCGGTCCGGCACGGCAGGAAGGCCATTCCCTTCCTGCCCTCCCTCGGGCGCCTGCCCCTGGGGCGCAGAATTGAAATTTGGCTGAGCCATATAGGCCTGTGCGGCGTTTGCAAGGGAAGGGGCTATAGTTGTACCCCCGTTTCCTGCCGCCGTTCCTGTGGCCGTCTGGGCCCCATTCTGAACGTTTCCAGAAAGGAGGCCGCTCCCAACTACTCCGCCGGAGGTAGTGGTACCCGTGATGGGCTGGGCGCCGGCAGTAAGGCCAGGCATGGCGCTATTGGTTCCCTGCAGCGCCTGTGAGAGAATCCCGCCGGAAATCCGGGGGATGGTGGGCGTGTTGTCCTGCGGCATCTGCACGTAGTCCGCCATAGTCTTGGCCTCCTGTGGCTGGGAGCCCGTAAGGTTCGGGAACCAGGCGTTAGCGTATTCTTTCGCTTCATGGGTCTTCTGGATGTCCTGCGCCCGTTTTCCCAGATAGGTTCCCAGGGCATTTCCCAGAGACTGCCAGACGCCCATGTTATCTGCAGGAATATAAACAACTGCCATGTTATTTCTCCTCCTTTCCTTCAGCCTTCCCGTTGGACGCCTTATCTTTGGCCGTCAGCGGTTCGGCAGCGAATCCGTTAGCGTAGAAGAGAGCGCTGTCGTCATCAAGTTCCAGTTCATACACCCTTTCCGCCTTGTTTTTGGTCACATGGGCCAGCCTGCGGAAGCTGTCCACCGTCCACACCTTCATCCCTGCTTTCAGGGCAGAGAGCGGTTTCCTGCCTTCCGGAGTGAGGAACACTTCTGTAGGAGTTGTAGTGACCTTCCTTATGGTGCCGTCAATGCTTGGCACCGTCTCCACGGTGTAGGTCATCTGCTCGCCCATGTCATGCACTTTCTTTACATGGGCCATATGGCCTCCCTGGATGACGACGGTATCGCCCTCCCTCATCTTTTCGATGGGCACGTCTTCATACCCCGTGGACACCAATGTGCCCGCCGGGAAGCAGGCGTAATACGCAGCCGCAGAATTGGCGGCAGTGCCCAGAAGATTGCCGAACCATCCGCCGCTTCCCTGTTTGACGTAGGTCTGCCCCGGAGTGGCCACGGCGTACCGGTGCCCGCTCATGCTGTCGTACAGGCTGAGGTTCGGATTCTGCAGCCCGATGGCCGCATTGAAGTAATTGAGCGGAGTAGACGCCGCATTGCTCTGAGCGGCGGCCGCTGTATCGATCGGTTGGTTGGCAAGGCTCGCCTGCTGCCCTGCCAGGCTTCCCTGAGCATTGGCCCCATTGAGGATGTTGGAAACATTGTTTCCGGTAAGGCCTGCCTGCTGTCCGATGCCGGAAAGCTCTCCGGAGTACAGGCCGGAAAGAAGGCCCGCCCTTCCGTTCAGCCCATTCAGTTGGTTGTTATAGGCAGAGTTCGCAAGGTTGGCCGCAGTTCCCATGTCGCTGGTGTAATTGGCAGCCAGGGCGTTGGCCGCATTCTTAGAAATATCGTTCATTGACTGGTTGGCCACAGAGGAATTGATGATTCCCCGGTCAGCCAGGGAGGAAAGAGTGCTCCCCATGGTGGCGTCAAGGTCAGACTGCAGAGCTTTCTGCCGGTTCTGGGCGTAGGCAGAGGGAAGATCTCCGGAGAGGAGCCCGCTCATAATGCCTGCATTGTCGGCCATGGCTTTCTGGTAATCGCTATCCAGGTACTTGTTCCCCTCCTGGTAAGTCTGCATAGCATTGCCGATGCCGCCGATGTAGCCGTTGTTGGCATTGTTGGCGCCGGTCACTCCGTTCTGCACCTGCGGGATAAGTCCGGAAACCGTCTGCCCTGCCTGCTTCGTGCCGGAGAGGGCCGACTGCAGGAGGCTGTTATAGTCCGGCGTTACCTGGCTGTTCTGAATCTGTCCGTTCGCCAGGTCCATGAGGTTGTTAGAGACGCCCAGGGCATTGGAAAGCCAGCCCATTTCGTTAGCCAGAATCTTCTTTTCCTCGCTGGATGCCTCCGGCACCTTGGCGGAGGTGCTCACAACCTTCGACTTCTTACCGCCGCCTCCGAATAGCTGTAAATCAAATTTCAGCATGATTTGTCTCCTTTCATTAGTTCAGATGAGAAATGTCACTGACCATGACATGGTAGCGCCTTCCCTGGAAAGTGTAGTCAAGGTCCTTCAGGTGCTTCATTCCCCACCGGCGCTCGTGCACTTTGGGCGGTCTGGTGGTCCTCGTGATGATTTCCGTGAGGCCGTTCAGGTGCATTACCTCCTTCATGTAGGGGCACATTTCATGGAATTTTCCATAAGTCTGGTTAATGGAGAAATACCGCTTGCCGGCATGCTCCACAATTGACCAGAAGACGAATCCCACATGGGGGAAGAATTTGAAATATTCGTTGTATCCGTCATGGAATCCTCCCTTCTTCTCATCCCAGAAAAAGCCGTCAAGGTTCACCCTTTCACCGGTGCGCCTTGCGTAGTCCCTCACCATGTCATGCAGTGAATCCAATTTCATCTTCCCCGCCGTCCTCTCAGAATGTCTGTTAACTGATGAAGGGCCGAAACGCCGGCTTCATCGAGATTCTCCACCATGCTCAAGAGCTCCGTCATGGAGAGATAGGTGATAATCAGCGTGGTGGCCATGGGGTTTTTGTCCAGCAGCATGAGGCCGTTGTCCACCAGGAGTGCCGCCATCACCAGAATCATGTAAGTGGCCATCTTGCTCCAAAACTGCCGCCTCATGACGCAGGAAGAAATAAGCCCCTCCCTGTGGGCCTCCGGGATTCCTTTGATGGAGCTGTAGAGGTCATCGGGGAGGCCCGCGCCGTCGAGGCGCTTGTAAGAAATGGCTATCCACCTTGTGAAAAGGTCAAGCATCACCAGAATGGCGAAAATGGAAAAGAGCCCCAGATGGAGCTCAATGCCGATAAACCACGACGCCGCCAGCTTTATGGCCCATTGGTCATAGAGCTTGGCGGCTGTCTGGGAAATACTGTTGAAAATATCAATGTTCATTATTTCGCTCCTTTTGGGGAGAATAACCACGAGTGAAATGCCAGGGCATGTGCATACGGCTTCGGTTTCTACCGCTAACCTCACAGGCTCTTTCTATGGAGACACATTTAATGATGCAAGCGGTGGTGCAAGCGGCATAGTTTCTTATTCAAGTATTAGCAGCAATAAAGGCGGATTGAACGGTGGTGACCCTTATGGCGTTTTCAACATCAATGCCACACATTCGCACACCATTACCATAGGCTCTACCGGTGGCGATGCAGTCCACAATAACCTCCAGCCGTATGAAGTGGTGTATCGCTGGAAAAGAGTGGCCTAAGCCGTGCGCCGCCATCTGTAAACGACCTCATAGGGCTGCATGATGTTGTGAGGGCTGTTTCCGCCTGTGTTTCCTGTAGTAAATGAATGCTGGTGACTTCCATCGCTTGAGGTTGTCACGGTTCCATGCCCCAAATAATCTTCCAGATATGACCACACGGTTGCTGTATCGTTACCTGATTTAGTGGTTTTTGACATTGTGACGGTATGCGTGTGGCTGCCTGCAGAATTTGTGGTCCCAGAATGCGCATGCGGTGGCAATTCACTCGTGGCGCTATGGCAACGGCCCACGAGTGAATTACCCGCTCATACTCATCACTACAGCGGAACTACAAGCACTAACGGAGCCCATAATCACGTATTTTATGAAAACAACAATCCGAGCGGCAGTGGGGATGCCATTGATGCAGAATCAGATTCATTTACTGCAAATAATCATCCGCATAACACGAGCACGAACGGCGCCCACAATCATACCTACAGCGGGGACACCGATAATACCGGCGGCGGGGCCAGCCATAACAACCTACAGCCCTATGAAGTCATCTTCCGTTGGAAGCGGACGGCTTAGGCAGTTCGGCGCCAGCGGTAAACAACGGTATAGGGCTGCATCACGTTATGTGATGAACCGCCGCCGAATGTGCCAGTTCCGGTGAATGAATGGGTGTGAGTACCGGCATAATCGGTATAGCCTACCTTGCTTAATTCGTCACCATAAGCCGGTTGCGGGTTTGCGTTAGAGCTTTCATTCTTCGCGGTTGATATGGAATGCCTATGGTTCCCGGATGCTTCAGTTGTGCCGGAAACCGTTATGTTCGTAACCGGCAACTCACTCGTGGTGAGCTTGTGCTTTTCTTCGCCGCCCGTAGCCCCGGCAGTGAAGGTAGTCCCCGTCGCCGCTTTGCCCTGGGCCACCAGCACGCGGCCCGCATCCATAGCTACCCAAGTGCCGCCGAACAAGGTAGCGGGAGAAGTGCTGACGGTGGATTCATAGATTGAGCCCACCGGGTGGGCGTCCAGCTTCGCCTGGGCGTATACCTTTGACAAGTCCGGCGTGGACAGCTTGATGGTCCTTGTTTTCGAGTCCGCAGACAGTGCAATGAGCCCCTCTGCAGTGAGGGTGAATGTGTCCTGGTGACCATTTGCCGTCACCGTCACATCCCCGATTTTAATGGCGGAGATACAGTTTTCATTCTTCGTAGCCCCTGCTTCGATTTCCTTCAGTTTCTGCTGAAGAGAGGGGGCCAGCTGCTGGGGGTACTCCTTGTAAGAAATGCTCTTTACCGTGGATCCGTCCGTTTTGGCAGTGCCCACGAAAAGCCTTACTTTGTGCTGCCATGCGGAGCCCGTCCACACGTACATCTTCGATTCAAGAGTGGAAAACCATGAGAGCCCTGCGTCATTCGCTCCAGCCTGCGGGGCGCTGTCCTGTTCCACTGGCGCAATGGTTGTGGAGCCGTAGGTCAAGGCTCCAGCGTCAGACCGTTCGATGTAAAGATAACTCGTGTTATTGGCAGGCAGGGACCAGGCGGAAATCTTGTCCCGCACCACGCCGATATAATCAATATTGCCGTTTTCCCCGCAGCCGTCGGCGAAGCTCATAATGACAGGCGTCACGGAACCGTTGATAATGACCGCAAGGCCGTCGGAGGAAAGGAAATTCCATGCTCCCGACAGCATGGCCGCCGACAGCACGCGCTGGCGGCTTCCTCCCACCGCCCCGCTGGGCTGTGCATTCAGCGCCGCCACCAGGGAAAGGATTTCCTTCCGGTTCTTCTCCACCGCAGAGCGGGTAGAATCCCCCTGGGGCGTCACGTTCAGAGGATACGTTTCTGCGTAATTCATGAGTGTTAAACCTCCGAATAAGTGTAATCAAACTGCCGGATAGCCACGGAGCCCTTGGCAATGTAGATTTTAATCTGCAGAGACCGGTTCGGCCCGCCTCCAATCTTCAGCAGTTTAGTAAACGATTGATTTGCCAGTGCCGTATTGGCGTTATAGAGCGGCCCCGTGTCGTCATAGAGCCGCTTTTCCGAAACTTTGAACTGCAGCGCCTTGGCTTTCTTGTTTGAGATTTCCACCGTGCCGTAGCCTGCTATCTTGTTCGATGTAACGAACGTGTAGTTCATGAGCAGGATAAACAGCTTTTCTGCCAGGAGGTTTCCCGACGTCACTGCCGTTTCTATCTGCTTACCGTCATCCGTGTCGATAGCCTCGTCAAGGATTCCTATCTTGTTGCCGTAGGCAATGTACACATCATGGTCAAGGTTCTCCGCATCGTGGAGAGTATGGGAAAGTGTCCTTGTGGTAAACACGCCTCGGCCGTCCGCGAAGCGCGGCAGGTAGTGGTAAATGAAGATGTACTCCGATTTCTCGCTCGGAAGAATCCACAGTTGCTTACGGGTAGGCACGTACCACATGGCCGCCGACTTATCCGTGATACGGATGAGCTGTGCATTGATAGCGAGCCCCGTTTCCTCCGGCTGGATGTTGGCGTAGGTGTCCGTCGGAGCGAAACTCATAAGCCCGGCGTTTCCGATGTAGTAAGAATGGTCATTCAGCGAAACAGATGAGCCGGAGCAGTAAGCCGTTTCAGAAAGCGGATACACCGCCAGCGTCCCGCTGTGCGGGTTGCCCACCACCTGGTAAGCTCTGCCGTATTCTTTGTAAACAATGATGGCCTTCGACAGGAAGGAAACGGAGATAATGCAGCCCTGGTCTTTGTAACCGACGTCAACGTATTGGGCTGATGCGCTGTTATTGCTGTCATTCGTCCAGCTCGTGTAGTCTCCGATGGCGCTCCAGTGAAGGCGATGGTCCGAAGTGGACGCTGTAATCACTGATCCGGAATTGGAGCTTACGAAATTGCAGGAATCCGGAGAGCCGGAAACAGTCGAAAGGGTATCGCCTGCCCCACTCACCGCCTGCAGCTTGCCGCCGGAAGCGACAAGGACGTCGCCGCCGAAAGTGCAGTACCTCGGCCTGTCCGTCCCGGTAAGAGCTCCCAGCTCCGTGGCCGTCTTGTAGTCCTCGGTCTTGTACATCTTCCCATCAGATGTGAAATACCAGCATTTCCGATTCACATCGTAGTAGATAGAGGTGATGTCTTTATCTGCAGTATATAGAATGCGGATGCCCGGCACCGTCTGCAGGGCTCCGTCCGTGCCGGAGTATTCGCAGTTATGAGCCTGCACCAGCGCCCTGATGTCTACCGCCTCGGCCGGCTTGCTCCAGTCGATGCCCAGGGGGAATCCCTGCGTGCTGGCGGTCTGAAAAACCTGTGCCATGGCGCTCACCTTGCCCTTGCTGCCCTGATGGTTTCCGTCAGCTGCTGGATGAAAGCGTTATCCGCATTGGCGAAATCAATCATCAGGGATTTCTTCTTAACCAGGTAAGAAACAATCTGCACCAGGGCGAAAGTGTACATTTCGGAGAAAGGCACCGCATCGTCCATGCTTGCAATGTGCGGTTTCTTGGTGGCATAGAACACATCGGGCACCGTCTTTTCATCGTACGTCTGGAATGTGCCGTTCTTCATGGTAATGGGATACCCGGATGGCGGCATGAACTGGAGAAAATTGGTAGGGATGGCGTCATTGTTGGCCACGTCCCGGCATGCTGTCACCTCCGGATCATGCATGGGGGCCAGCAGCATAGAAAGCGTATCAATTGCCGTGTTGATGTAGGGAATGTACTCCGTTTCATCATCCAGGATTTCATTCGTATCAAGGTTGATAGTGGTAATCAGTTCGTTTACCGTCATAATCCCAGTACCCCCTTGCTATTACTACATTGGAACCTCCTTCAGAGCGGGCTTTTTCGGCTATCCAGTTCTCCCATTCCTGCAGGAGGGCCGTAATGTCCAGGTTCAGAATCCTGGTGACCATGTAATGCACAAGCATGGTCTCCTCGAAATGGTCCCAGCCGCTCTCATCATCCAGATCCTTGTAAGAATCGTCGGTTGCCTCGTCCGGCATGTACTTGGTAATGAGATGGCATAGAAGCTGGTTCCCTTCGTTGTAGTATTCAAGAAACTGGAAAGGCGTGTAATTGACGTGAGATGTGTCGCCAACCTGCATGTAGGCCCTGTTGATGAGCTGTTTTATAGTCATGTTTAGCGCCTCGAATCGTTTCAAATAGTTTCAAGTCAGTTTCAAGCAGGCGGAGGTAAAGCAGTGATAAAGCACGATACTATCTGCATAAATCACTTTCCGCACTTGCTTTGGTTCGTTTCAAGTAGTTTCAAGTTTCAAACGAAACGGGAGGGGCAAAACGCCACTCCCGAAACATTGAAACCTATGGAACTCTAAAAAATCAGTCTGCAGCGCCGCCGGTCATTACCTGGATGACGCCGTAGTCCTTGCCGTTGAATACAACCTTTTCAATGCCGGCATTGAAGGAAATGCCGTTTCCTTCACGGTTGCCGTAGTCGTCCACCTGCTTGATGGCATCCGGTTCACGGGTGACCGCATAGCAGGCAGCCTGCTGGCCCAGCAGAAGGTTATGCACCACATTGGCCTTGGAGGCGCCGGTCTGGGTGGTGGATACTCTTTCGTATTCATAAAGAACCACGCCGTCGTATTCACCCAGCGCGCCGGTGAAAATCGGGTTGTTGGAGCCGCGGATTCCTGCGTGTTCCTGTGCTTCCAGCCAGGCGGTATCAGACTTGAGGTCTCTCGCTGCGTACGGGCCGATAAGCATAATATATTTATCCTGCCCGTCGATTTTAATCGGCTTCACCTTCGGAGCGTGCAGCATGGCCTTACGCTTGGCGGTGGAAATCATCGCACAGGTCAGCTTGTTATCAGCGGTGATGGAGGCTTCAGTGCCCATCATTTCGCCGGCAGTCGGGGAGGAGGTCAGTTTGGCGATGAGGGTATCATCTTTCCAGTCCGCCAGCCACTGCACCAGTGCGGATTTAATGAGCGGCAGGTTTTCATAGGGAGACTTATGGTCATCGCCTACATAACGGGCTACCGCGTTTCTAACCTGTTCGGTGGTTACGGAAAAATCGTACATGGTGAGGGTATCTTCATTATTCACCAGAGCGTTGTTGCCGGTCACGCCGTCGCCGGTGAGGTTCATGGCGATACCAAAGGTCACCTTGTCGCCCTTCGCACGCTTCAGGTCCTTATTGGTCTGAATCGGCTTGGAGCCGTCGGTGGAAGTGAATTTATCAAAATAAGAGGCCTTATTGCCTTCTCTCCATACTTTTGCTGCCCATACCTTCGGTACCAGGGCGGACGGAATCTGGAATTCTTTAGCCATGATAGCTTACATCCTTTCTTGTTTTGTTCAACCACAGTATTCATCAATCGCACGCTGGATGTCCTTCGGCAGGTCCTTTTCCCTTCCTTCACGCACTGCCCGGAGAATGTCTTCATTTGACAGCTTGGGCTGCGCCGGATTGGCGCCGGTGAGGGCTGCTGCTTTTGGCAGCCCTGCCGCCTGGGTGAGGGGGTTGGAAACCTGCGGAGCGGGAGCCGGATTGGCCGGAGCCGGAGCGCCTGCAGCGGCGGGAGCGCCCTGCATTGCCGCGATAATCTTGTCGCGGAAGGAAAGAAGCACCTTGAAATCCTTCTCAGTGCCCACGCCGTTATCTACGCGGCTGTAAGCTTCGTCGATTTCCCGGGCTTCTCCCCGCTTCATGTCGTTCAACATCTCGTTGCCCTTCTGATAAATCGCCTGGATGTTCGGAAGGCTGGCGAAATTAGCCTGAACGAAATTCACGTTCTGCTGTCTGAGCTGCATGGCATGTTTAACCTGCTCTTCCTGCTCCCATGCAATAGCTCCCTGCTGTCGGACGAAATCCTCGTACTTGGCGGGCTCAGTAAACATGAGATCCTCAATGTCTTTCTGCGAAAGATTCATACGGCGGGCCGCTTCCTGCTTCGCATAAGCGAGAATCTCCTGTCTGGTCTTCGGAGGAACGGCCGGCGCCTGTGCCTGCGTCTGCGCCTGCCTCATCTGTGCGAGCTGAGACTTGAGCTGGTTCAGCTCATCGCCCATCGCCTTGCGGCGGGCTCTTTCTTCAGCCAGCGCCTTGCCCAGGTCTCCGTGGCCTTCTCCGTCCTGAGGTTTATCGACGCTCTGGTCGTCGGACAGCGGGGCCGGTGGTTCTGCCTGCGGCTTCGGCTCATCGTCTGCAGTCGGTTCCGGGTTCTGCGGAGCGGCCTGCTGAGGTTCGGCCTTCGGTTCCCCTGCAGGGGCGTCCCCCTGCTTCGGTTCCTGGACAAATCCCTTGAGGTCGTCCTCGGTGAATCCGAAATCGGATGCATTAGTCATCTGCTGGTTGTCTTCGTCTTTCTCAAACATAAATGTCCTCCTATGCGGTTTAACGTCGTTCGCCGGACGCAAAATGTAAGCGGTTTAGCGGCGTCGCTTAGGCCGAAGATACGGGCGGCTGGTTTAACGTCATTAGCCGGGACGATGGCCCGTATCGTGTTTACTGATGCAATGGGATGTTAGGCGGCAGTCCGGCAGGCATTCCCTGCGGCGCCTGCGGCATCTGCTGTACTGGCGGTGCGGCAATGGCCGGGGCTGGCGTCTTTCCCTTGAGCGCCATTCTTTCTGCCATGATCTGCTGCGGAGAGATGGTCACGCCGATAGACTGCAGGGCCTGGGAAAGCGCTTCTGCCGGAAGCTGGTCCAGCGTTCCGGAGACTTTGACGTCCGGAATCTTTGGCGCTTCGGCCTGCTGCTGCAGCCGCTTCTTGACCGCCTCTTTTTCGGGGAAGTCCATGAAGTCCAGGATAATATCCATTGGGATATCCACGCCGGCCTTCTTCGCTTCGAGAAGCTGATAAAGGTTAGCCTGGCGGGCCGTTGCGCTGGCGGAGCTGGTGGTAATCACGATATCAAAGTCAAAGCATGACAAGTCATAGAGCACCTTTGCTACCGGGTCGCCGTTTGCATCCATCAGCGGCTGTCCTGTCATCGGGTTAATCTGCGTCTGTACGGTCATTGCCTGTCCCATGCCCGGCTCAATCTGTACGAATTCTTTCTTCCCATCATCGCCCAGGATGCGCAGCGCTTTTTCATGATTGAAATACTGCGGGATCAGCCCGGGTTCCCCTTTATCGCCCCACAAGAGCTGAACGATCTGCAGCTCGGCATCCTTCGCATGGTCGAAGATTTCGGCAGTCTGCACGGTCGTCACAGTCTGCCTGAGGTCAATGGCCTTCCCGCTCATCTGGCCCACAGAGCCAGAGAGTGATTCCGGCGTCACACCTGAGATGGAATAGAAATCAGCGCTTGACTGCTGTTCGAGCTCAATATTTCCGATGTCCTGCGCCGCAGGGAGGCCGTCGGTAAACGTAAGGCCCGGCGGCAGGAAGATATTAGCCCCCGGAGTGGTTGAGTGGTCTCTAATGTCACGCTTAACTTTCGCATCGGCCTGCCCCTGCCAGTACCGCACGCCAAGAGCCTGCTGGTCTACAATGTGCATCCGCTGGGAGCGGTTCTTGTTAAGCTCTCTTTGCGGGTCTTTCAGGTCTCTCACGACGCCCGCAGGCTCAAGACCGTCGTCTTTGTCACTCTCCCATCCTGACTTGTAGCAGTACTGGGGGACCAGCGGGAATTTCCCGTGGCTGTAAGGGCTTTCGCCCTCTTCCAGCAGGACCTCTCCGCAGAATGTGGCGTAGCGGATGTGCTCATCCGGCACTGTAGTTGGCTGCCCACCGGCGGCCAGAAGAGCCTGGTATTCCGGAGACGATGGGTCAGATATGATTTCAGCTCCGGCAGTAAACACTTTTTTAGTGCCGTACTTTCTGTACCAGTACTGTACAACACGCAGCTTTTTAAGCTCGCTGGAGTACCAAAGTGGAGTGGTTTCCACGGTTTCAAGCTCGGTTTCATCGTAGTCATGAAACATTGTCCGGATTTCGTCGGCATGTTCCGGGTATACCAGGCACAGCTTGTCCGGCGATTCCCAGGAATAACGCCCGCAGAAAGCGGCGTCGGACAGGTCGTCTTTAGTGCTTTCCGGGTCAATGAACACATCAAAGGGGCTCACGTTCTCAATCTTTATTTCGCCGTCCATTTTCTTGAAATTGAAGGCGTAGGAAAGCCAGTAATAGCCGACGCCGCAAGTAATTGCATCCCTAAATGCGTGTTTCTTTGCCTTCTGGTACGATGCTTTATCAAAAACGTACTTCGTGATGCCTTTGGCTACCCGGCTCACCCGATCGTCTTCTTCGGACCTGGGCAGGAAATCCGGCTCGGTCTCATTCTGCGCAGCGTAGCCGCACAGCAGATTGACGATTGGCCGGATGCGGTTAAGCGTAATCGCAGGCCGCTTTGCCCGCTTCATGTTGTTTAGGTCCGCATCAGTCCACTGCTTACCGGCGACGAACTCATAATCCTGCTTGGCATAATCGCGCCAGGTCTCCGACAACCGCAGGGCCTCTTTTACTCGCTCCTTCGCGGCGTCAAAATCAAAGCCGTTTTCCTGCTGCTGAGGCAGGTCCTTTTCTTCTTCCAGTCCAGTCATGATTCTCACCTCATTCCACCATTTCAGAGCCGTACATCATGTTGTACATCTCTCTTAGCTGCCAGTCCGGCATCTGCTCCACAAACGCCCGGAGCTCGGTATCTGTGTATTTCCCCGGGATAATCACACCTTTATTCACATGCTCACCGACTTCGCCCTTGAGGACGCGGAAAGCGTAGTCCTGCAGGCCTCGGCGGCTTACAAATTTAACAGATGATAAATCAGCAATTATACGCCCCATGCGGTTCCTTCCTCCCTGTCCGGTCTTACCGGCCTGTACTTATCGATCGTGCGTACTTCGCTTCTATCCGGGCTCATCGGCCTGGACATCAGGAAATAGCGCAAAGAATCGTATGCGTGGTCCTCCTCTTCCGTGTCCACGTCCTCCACCTTGTGCTTGTCGTAGGTGAGGGCGGGAAGAGTACGGATAAGATGGCGGCAGGATGAGAAGATTTTGAGCTTATGCTCTTTCAGTCTCATGTGTACCTGCATCAGCCCCGCCATGCGGTCGTTGTCTCCAGGCGTCCAGGGCACTCCCTCATTAGCAAAGATTTCCGCGATAGTCGGCCCATCATGCCCGGTGCGCTGCCAGATGGCGGGGTCCGCAATTCCAAAGGCCCCGGCAAGATGCTTGACCTTTCGGGCCACTTCCCTGGCCGTTTCCTGCGTGCCGGTGTTGACTGTGCCAGGCTTGCAGCCGTACCACTCGCCGATGACGTAAACGACGCCGTCATAATCGGTAGCGTACTCGTAGATGGCATAGGGCTTAGTGTAGCCCCAGTCCATAGAGCGATAGCGCGGCCAGTCGGCGGGGACGGGGAACGGCTGGATAACATGCTCGTCGTTCCGGAACTCTTCAAATACCTGACCCTCGAAGATATTCCAATCTCCGTCCCGATAAGCCTTTCTGAGCTTTTCGGGCAGCGTATCAAGCTGAGCTTTATAAGCTGCAGAAATGTGCGGGTTATCATCCACCGTAGCTGGGACGAAAGCCACCTGCGAAGCAAACGCTTGCATTTCCGGCGGCATGTTGCGGTCGATGAATAGATTTTTCACCCACATGTGCCCGCGTCCGCCCGGGTTCGTGGCGGCTATAAACTTGGTATCATTGATTCCTACCCAGCGAAGACGCATGCGGAGGAAATCAAAAACCGACTGATCATTGAGTGTCAGCTCATCAATAGCGATGGCCGCAAACTCAGAAGAAAGGTATTTAGACGGTTTATCAAGGTTACGAAAGCAGATAACGCCTCCGCCCAGGCTGTCGGCCAGAATGAAGTCATGGTCTGTTTCCCGATACTTCCCAAGCCATTCCGGGAACTCCATCCTAATCTTTGATAGCTGGCGGTCTTTAAGTGACGGATAGTCTTCGCAGAAAAGCCCTACTCTAATCCCTTTAATTCCGGTGTGCTTATACCATTCGAGTAGCAGATAAACCAGTTCCCAGCGCAGTATGTAGGATTTTCCGCCTCCTGCGGCGCCCCCGTAGAGGATATAGGTGTTGTCCTTGACTGTCTGCATAAAGCTCCGCTGCCGTGGCGTCGGCTTGATGATGTCATTGATGAGGTTAATCCTGCGAGTTGATATCATCATCCACCTCCAAAGTCACAGACAGGCCGCCGGAGACCTCCGTCTTGTCCACCGGCTTGTATCCGGCTCGGTCCATAATGTCTTTAGCCGCCGCCAGCCTGTCCCGATCGTCCGCCTGAGGGTTCGTAGCAATGCTGAGGATGGCGTCATAAGCTTTTACGGCACCGGCGGCCATTCTGGTGCGCAGATTCCCGTAGATGTCTTTTTTGTATTCTTCCATAAGTTTTTTAACTTTATCATTTTTCATCAGGCGGCTTCCCTGCATGTAGGCGCTCCGTGGGCTGTAACCAGCATTGATAGCAGCTTGTGTCTGGTTGCCTCCGCAGGCAAAATATTCAAGCACAAATTTCCGGTATCTATCTTCGGACGCCATTTTTTCACCGCCTTTCAGAAAAATTAAAAAAATAAGCAATAGAAAACCACACGCCGCTGAGCATGTGGTTTTTCTATTCCGTGCGAAATCCGAATCCCTGTTTCCTGATTTCCACACTAGCATTATAGCAGAATCAAAAGTCTCATTTAGTCCCCGGTTTTTCTTGAGGCAATGGGGTGAGACTTTCAGCAATAAGCCTTATTGCCTTCTGGTGCCTCCGGAAGCCTTCTGACCGCTCGATGTGGTGAGCGCGGAAAATGTTTTTCCAGGACATTCCGCGCAGGTAACGGTCCATCATGACTGACTCCAGCTCCGGGTCTTTCAGCGTCCTCAAAAGGCGGATAGCGTCCTGCTTGTAACACTCAAGCTCCCAAAGCCTCATAGTGAGCTCGCGCACGCACTGGTCACGCTCCGCGTGGATGCGCATGACGACATCAAGCAGGTCGGATGTGCTGCCGCCGGAAACATGCGGCTTACTGTAGTCAATGGCCTTAGCCGCTGCCAAGTCATCATCAATGTGATCTCTCTCGTAGACGATGGAATCATATAGGCGCTGGCAGCGGCGCACTTTGTCAAAAAACAGTTTGACCTCTTGTTCAGTCATCGGCTACCCTCTCTCTTTCGGCCTGGGAGCCAGTTTGGCCGCCGGGACCATGGATCTAAAAACGCGCCCGGTGTATACGTCTCTGATTGCTAGGTCATCAGCAAGCTCGAAGCCATTCCCGCGAAGATAGAAGCGCACCGCCTTCAGGCAGGCGAATGCATCAGCCGCCTCCTGCTTTTCCTTGATTTCCCTGGCCTCCTTCCGAAAAATTCCCAGTACCTTCCGGAAAGTAGGGTCCGGGTTCTTCGTCACACTTTTCTTCATCCCGTGCTTTCCCATGATGTCCCTCCTTACACTTTGTACTCGTCCACCTGGACCATAAGGCCCGGGTTGACGCCGTAGACTTTGATAATGCCCATCTTCACCACTTGCCGATCATCTTCATAAGCCAGGCCGTTCAGGGCATCAAGCACCACTTTCAGGATATTGTCGCCGTCCGGCTTGGTTGTCGGCACGATGATCCCGGCAATAGCCTCTTTCTTTTTCCGCTTGCTCCATGACTTGGGGATGGAATACTGCGCCTGGATTTTCACCGCAGCGTAGCAGTCGGATGGGAGTTTCTGCCATTCGCCCTGACATTCCCGAAAAGACTGCCGTATACGTTTCTCATAGTCAGCGGTGTTTTTCGGTGTGTATGCCGTGTGAGATTTTCGCGAAAAACGTGGTCTAGCCTTTCCTTGGGGCTTTCCTTCAACGAAAAAGTACAATTACATACCCCCTCCGCTTCCAAACCGTCTGATGGCCCTTTTAAGCGATTTTTGATTATCCGTGCCCATTCGCTCATAACAAGATGCGGTATCATTACACTTTTTGACCAGCTGGCCGAACTCGTCAATGACGTAATGCCACTCGCCGGAGTGGAGCGGGCGCCCGCAATAAGCGCAATTCCCCTCCGGCGGCATGGCAATGCGTCCGTCATAGTAAGGCTTTGACGGCTTTGCCGTAACCCGGGGCACCCGGATTTCCGGCGGCGGGCCTGCCTTGCCGCCTGGCTTCAGGTCCTTCACGGAGAGCTCGTCCGGTTTCTCCGGCAGCGTTTCCCTGGGGCGAAGCTCGTCCATTAGCCCTTTGGCCCAGGACCCGTCCTCCCGATTCCCATGGCGCCTGTTAAACTTTCTCGTTCCGTTCCTTCTTCCCATCTTCTGCCTCCTGTCCTTCCTGCCTGTGCAGCACAATGCATTCTTTGCAAAGTCTGGCATTCTCCTCGCGGAGCTTTCTCATATCGGCCACCAGCTGGCGGCTGGCTTCTTTCTGCTTCTCAAGCCTATCGCGAAGGATAGCCTCATGAATGTCATGGTTCCAGATAGTATCTTCGGCCTGGCTAACCTCCCTCATGGCCCCCAGGAGGGCCGCAATGATAAAGCAGATGATGACCACCAGCGCGATGCACGCAATGAGCTCTTTCTCCGTCATACTTCAAACCCCCATTTCTCTTTAAGTCCTTTCGCCGTGTAAAGCATTTCGCAGGGGAAGAAATCATACTCCACTTTCCACCCGCTTTCAGTCTCGCGCCGGCATGTAGCCGCCGTTGGATAGATGATATCAAGGGTGTACACATCATAGCCCTTGGGCGTAATCGAAGAATGCCCCCAATACTTCGGCACATAAACCTTCATGCCCTTTTCTTTCTTGAGATTTCTCCATTCTTCCTTAGTCATGGTGTGCCTCCTTAAAATGGGATGTCCTCATCCTTTTCGTTCGTCCCATGCATCACGCCGGAAGGATTTCCCTGGGGCTGGTTCGCATAGTCTGAAAAACTGGTCTGTTCCATGGGCGGAGGCGTCGGCTGGCCGAAGCGTGAGAAATTGCCCCGGTCCTGGGGCTGACCCTGCTGATTCTGTCCGCCGCCCCACTGGCCATTTCCCTGGCTGTTCCCCTGGCCGCCGTTAGCGTAGGGGCTCCCGTCCAGGCAGACGGCCACAAGGTCCGCCACTACCTGGGTGAAATACTTCTTTCCCTGGGGGCTCTCATAGCTGGAGGAGGAATAGCGGCCGCGCACCATTACTCGTGCCCCCTTCTGCAGGTTGCTCCCGCAGCTTTCCGCCAGCGGCCCCCACACCTGGACGCTCACCCAGTCCGTGCGTTCCTGGTCTTTCACCTTGTAAGATGAGGCTACGGAGAGGCGGCAGTATGGCTTTCCGTTCTGCGTGTACTTCACGTCCGGGTCACGGCCCAGGCGGCCGCTGATAAAGCACTGGTTATCATTCAACATGGTGGAGTTCCTCCTTCTTTTCAAAATACTCCTTCAGAAATGCCATGTACTGGGCCGCCTTGGCCAGGTCCGTCTCCAGCGTTCCCTTCTTTGGGTAGCGGTAGAGATACTTGATAATGTTCCCCATGTAGTAAGCTTCGATTCCGGAAAGCCCGGTCACCATAGTCTCAATCACATCTTTGCACTCCACGCCTTTCCATGTGTAGTGGTCCGGATGGTGGATTTCATCTGAGTAGATAAACTGCTTCATTTCCTTTTCAATCTCCTTTTCTTCTCGGCTGTAGGGAGTGCTTGCAGGGACGGCCATAAGCTGCAAAGCTCCGCCTTTGCCTTTGATACACTTAACCCGCAGGGCCTCATTCTCTGCCTCTTCAAGGCTCGTGAGCTTCCCTGGCATAAACTCATGTCTCATTTCTTCCATGACTGCCTCCTAGATACGATGATGTCCAGATAATTTCCGGCGGGGCCTTGATAATGCCCTGCGCCGGAGAATCATCCTCCATCGGAATTTTCGAAACCATTTAATCTTTCGAGCTTTCCTCAGCAAATGTCTTAACTGCTCCTTTCTTTCCCCGGTGCGAGCTTTCCGGAAACGGAAGCGATAAAGCCCCGAACCTTCCCGTCTTGCAGGAGAGCCCTGTTGTTATGCTCTTCCTGGCGGCTCTCCTGCAAGGCGGCGTACATTTTAAGAAACTGCCCGCGCAGCACGCCGGTTTGGTCAGCCGGGGATGAGCAGATTTCTTTCCACCCCATCCGGCGCACAACCTCGGCGGCCACGGGGTCACGAATCTGCGGTTTCCCGTAGTAGCCGGTCCGGGAAATCTCCCGGACCACTTCTCCCCATCCCCTGCCGGCGTCCGGCGGCTCTGCGCCCTGGGCGGCCTTATAGAGCGCCGCCGCACGGCTCCGGATTTCCGCCACCGTTGGCAGGAAGGCCGATTCCTTGATGAGGGCTTCGATGGCCTTCACAAGGATGGGTTCCGGGATGTCCTTTGTCATGAGGATGTATAGCTTGGCCTGCTGGTCGGTAAACTTTGGCCATGCCGCTTTAAGCATCCCAATCGCCACTGTCTGGGGGGAGGGAATTTTTGAATTGTTCAAGTCCATCTAAAAAATCCTCCATGTTCTGACTACTCTGCGGAGCGGCCCGCGGGGCCTGCGTCTCTTTCAAGGCGTAGAACCCTTGCCACCCGCGTTTAATACTCTGCAACACAATGGATACCATCATCCGCTCATCGCCGCCGGAAAGTTTCTGCAGGTCTTTGAGATTGAGCTCTGCCGCCTTTTCTGTGAGGGGCTTCTTCATCTTCTTCCTCATGTCATGCCATTCCTTGAGGGCGCTGAGCAGTTCATGGTTGGTTCCGGAAAACTTCTCGAAGAGGAAAGCCACCCCGCCCTTTCCCCCTTTGGGGGGTAGGGGGGTATTATATTCTTCCCTTCTTACATTCTTACTATTCTTACTTTCTTTTTTATTGGTGGGGTCTGCTTGGGGTCTGCTTGGGGTCTGCTTGGGGTCTGCTTGGGGTCTGCTTGGGGTCTCCATATGGGTCTGCTCTCCATCGTAAAGCTGATATTTTCCCCAATTTACGATGGAAATGAGCACTCCACGGTGGGTCCGACGGAGGGTCCAAAAACCCATTTTTTCGAATCTGACAAGCGCTTTACGCACAACATCTCGGGTTACTCCCTCACCAGCCCTGTCCGCTAAGTCCCGTGAGCTAATGAACACACCGCCTGGAGGGATGGTGAATTTTCGGCCCAGCACGTCCCACTGTTTTGGGGCCCAGGCAGCCAGGAACATAACTGTGAGAAGAACCTTCACCTGTGCCGGGGTCGAGTTGACGAACACCGGGTCATCAACCATTTTTCGGTAAAGTTTTATCCAGTTTCCTTCTGCCATGTCCGCGGCTCCTTAGTCCTTGGGAAATGAATGGAAGGGGATGACCTCTGCATGAGACGTACTGTCATCCGCTCCCACCTTACCAACTCCATTGAAATTGATGAGCTCTACAGAGAGGTCATGGAGGAAAATCTTCCAAAAGCGGTAAAGCACTGAACCCTTTTTCGCATACCTTTCCATGCAGTTATCCATAAACCACCCGGCAAGAGTAACTGGCAGTGCCTTTCCCATTCGTAGAAGGAGAACAGATGACGAGTACATTCTTGAACCCTTTGCCCTTCAGGTAGTCGCAGGCCGCCTCCATGTAAAGCCTTTCGTCACCCGTCATTTGTTTTCCTCCTTCTGTTCGCTCTTCGGGTCCTCTTCCGGAGCGTCCTCAGGCTCGTTGTCGATGGTGGTGTACATTTCATTCGGCTCATCAGCCATGTTTTCAGTGATTGTAGACTTCACGGTTCCATCTGCGGAAACCGCTTTCACGAAGTCAGTCCTCAATGGCGCGTACTTAAGGACTTTCTTCAAAACGGTCTTTTTGGCCATTTCGTCAAAGTCCGTCTGCCACGGACCATTACGGTAAGCCTTGGATTTCTTCATGGCAAACTTCTCAACATCTTCCCGGCTCATGACCTCGAACCCTACGCCGCCGTTCTTGAGTTTGAGCACTGCGTAATACCATACAACCGGGCCCCGGTCTGTCTTTGCGGGCACATGACGGAGCTTGGGCTCCAGGCCCAGCTCGTATTCGAATTTATCGTTTTCATGCACCTCATGGGCCTGGATACTGGAGACCTCACCGCTTCTGTATGCTAAATCAATGAGCCCTTTGTATCCCAGCTGAAACTGGCATACATTCCCGTAGGGAATGAGGTACGCCTGACCCAGGGGGGTGTTCGGTTCCACTCCCAGCTGGGCGGCCTGCATCATGCCCCCCAGGAAGCTCTGGGGAGTGCAGGTCTGCAGCTTCGGGGTAGAAGAAAGCGCCGTCAGAACCATGCGAGTGAAGCGCTCCGGTGTAATAACGGAAGGGAGCGCCTTCCGGATCTGCGGCTCCATTGCCTGGATAAGTCCCTGCATGGAAGTCCTAGCGTTCCCTCCCTGCTGCATGCTTGCCTTTCTTTCTGTAAGTCCGCCTTTCGTGTTCAT